TTTTCTATTTTCTATGATAGTGTTATATGTTGCCGGTTCGGGTTCCGGGATTACCGACCGGGCTTCTAAGTGTGCGTGGGCCTCGCGCTATTGCTTCGCGTTCCACATACCGCATACTCTAGGCTTTAGCCTGACATTAACTCTATGTCTCCTGGCCGCGTTACTACTTTATTCGATGCCGCGGGAAATACCGTTCGGAGACTACCTTCTTCTTCAATTACGGGTCCCTGTTCGACCCTGTCTCTCGTACCATCAATCGCACCAATGGTCGTATTACTGGCTACACCCTCAAGTGCAGTGGCTATGGTTGAAGGGCAACCACGTGATGCCAAAATACGGTTTTGGTCGATCCTCGCTCCTAAAATCCTGGTTCCTGCTTCCTGTGAGGTGAAGGGTAGGAATCGAGCTCTGGGGGTACAAGTCTTCTGCTCTACTTGCTCTATTCTTTTCATCAATTCTTTCTCGCACTCATATCTGCAGAAGCACTTGTACTGGCCAGTCACGATTCCCTGCGTGTCTAACCTCACGCTAGACAGGAAATCCACACTCCAGTACTGATTCTCGCCGTGCTCATATTCTTCATCAATTCGTCCTACCCTCGCCCCTAGTAGACTGCGGTCCTTGGGGGAAGTCCCAGTAATAAAACCAAGATTGGTTCCAATTATGGATCGTCGGGGGGCTCCTTCGTCTTTGTAGAATATGTAGTCCAACTCAAACCACGTACGGAATGTCATACGGGTCAGGAATTCTAAGAGTCCTCTATACATCTCGTAGATGCACGGGCCATGACCAAAGCAATTCATTAATGCTGCTTCAACGTTCTCTCGCGTTGCGTCTAAAAAGGGACCATCTGGTCTCCTAATCCATAGCGGGGTGTCAAATATAGCTGCTGGGTCGGCGGGTGCCAAATACAGTTCTCTGTATGGGTGCAACATGTAACTCCTTGATAGAAAAGTTAGTCGTTGTATTGGTTGAAATGGTGTTACATGGTCCTTCGATTTTGTCTCATCCGTAACTGTTATAAGCATCTTAGCAAATGCATCAACAATTGTTTTTCCATTGTACTTTTTCAACATCGACTTTGGCACTGAAACGACATAGTCATCGCCCATTATGGTTGATCCACACATAATGAAAAATAACGCTCCTGTCAGTCCAGTTATCAAAATCCAGACGTATACTTGCTCAAGCAAGTTCACAATAGTGTTCAAAATAGCTGTAAGGGGGTGTCCTTGTAACACGCCGTTTAAGATCTCAAATATGTCGCCTCCTACGCAGATTAGGGAATGCGTCATTTCGAAAAATATTGTGAATAGCAAATTCTCGAGTTCTTCAGTGAGCAGATTATAATGAGAGTAGTAGTTCTTTACTACGTCATGAACTGCCCAAACAAAATCCCAAGGCATGCTGTCCGAAAATTTGGAGAAATCCAGTTGAATGATCTTATTGGATTTCCTTCGCAGGCTCTCTATTAATGCCGTCCATTGGGTGGAATCTGGTGAAAGTCCAATTGCATGGTGGAGGCCTACGGGGTCCGATTGGTATGCATCCATAAATGGGAGAAGTGCTCTTCGTGATGCAATCATATATTCAAGAGGGGCTACGTGAAATACACGAGTTCCTCCGAATGATTCCAGCTTTTCTGGCTTTCTTCTCTCATCTTTTAGATGTGCCCAAAACGGATCTCTTATTGGTTCGCCGGCTAGTCGCTTCTTATATTGAGATGTTATTGTCCTTTTAAAGAGTGGGTCTAGTTCGACTGTGTGAGTTCCATCGCTCGACAACTTGTGCGTGATATAATCTGATTTCAGGTTCTTTCCGGGAAAATCTGCTATCCATGGTAATCCTGCACTTGAAGCCAAGTTCATAGACTCAGTACAATGATGATTCGCTGCCGAAACTGCTTCGAACACGCTCACTGGAGGGGCCATCGCTGGAGAGGGCATCTTTTTAATAAGCTCGTCAGAAACTGCTTTCACTGCCGATCGCAACACATATTTATCAGGTGCTATCGTTGGGGCTCCTATAGTAGAGGCTCCATCTAGTAGTGGCGTCGATTCAAACTTGTATCGAGGGTCTCTCGATGATTGTATGCATGGTTGAGTGATGCCCG